TGGTGAAGCACGGGTGCAGTTATTGCAGTCCACCAGGGTTGGTTGGAAGGGCACAGACGCAGAACTAGCTCAGTACATCCGAAACCTTACAGGCGGTTTGGATGCTCGTGCATTGGGCATAGGGCCAGGACGGATGTCTGCGGAAGGTTTCTGGGTAGCATTCTCGCCACGTTTACTCCGTTCGACCATAGCCTTGGTCGGTGATGCAGTCCGTGGCGGTGTTCCCTTAGAGATGGTGCCAAGGGCATTAGAGCCTGTTTCCCCCCGATTGAGTCGAGGGGTACAAAAGACTTTGCTGCGAGGACAAGAAGCACCTACTCCCACCTATAACGTAGATATAGATTTGGCAGGTGGTGTACGCCAAGACGTTCAACGTGAAATCGTAGGCGGGTATTCTTCAACAGCGCAAGGACGACGAGCATTACGCACGTTAGCGACATTGGCAACTGGCGTGACCACCACTTACATCGTGACAGGGATGGCTCTTGGTAAGGATTGGGACGAGATTAAAGAAGGTCTTAATCCATTGAACGGCAAGCGGTTCTTATCCCACCAAATCAATGGTGACTGGATAGGCGTGGGCGGTCAGATACGCTCAATCACTCAATTATTATCTGCTTTAGCTGTAGGTTCTTATCGACTTGCGACTACAGGAGAGCCTCCGACGCAAAGTGAAATCTTCTCTCGACGAGATAACCCGCTTCTCCAATTCCTCAGTGGTCGTGGTGCAATCGGAACGCAAGCCGTGCTGCAACTTGGCGAAGCTGGAGCGGCGGCAATGGGTGGCGAATTAGACCTCGACCCGTTCGAGCGCATCGATAGTTGGACAGACTTAGGCAAAGTACAAGGTAAAAGTGCATTGCCCTTCATGTTGCAAGGGGTGCTAGACGGTGAGAAATGGCCCACTGTCGCTGCTTCTGCTTTGGGTATGAGGACAAGTGAGTGGAACGAATACGACGGTATGAGTGACAACAAAGGTGTTAGAGCAGAGCAATTGCAGCACTTCGTCAAAGAAAATAATATCAGCCTTGGTGAAACGATTACAGTTGAATGGGAGGGTGAGACTTTAGAGTTCAACCTCCCTGAAGAGATAGTAGAGTTCGGTGACTTACAGCCTGCTGAACAACAGATATTTAAGATGCGGTATCCTAGTACCTTTGCTAAAGAAGAGGCATTGACTCGTGCTGCTGCTAAAGACCGTAACGCAGATGATTGGGTGATAAAGCGTGTCAAAGCCTGGGATGACGAAGATAACTTTGTAGCAGAGCAAAAAGAATCTGATAGGCAGATGCTTGCTATCCCACCAGAATTGAGTGTTAGGGATTGGAAACTAAATTACGAAAAGACTATGCTTCAATGGATATCTCTTCGTAAGAACACCTACAATTACGACAAAGATGAGATTAATAGTCCGTTGGATGTCTATTACGCCAAGATGGAAGAGATTCAAACAGTCACTGATGCGGTAACTGGTGTTGGAACTTTAATGACTATGAATGATGACCGCTGGCAAGAATTAGAGGTGTGGTTGCGGAATCAAGATGAATCTTTTCAGACTTATGTTGATAAGAATACAGGCTTAAAATCTCCTACTCGTGAAACTGCTTTATTTAAGGAAGCTAAAAAAGTACTAGGGACAGATTACTGGGGCGAAGTTCGGAATATCTTAGATTCTCCTGAGTTATATAGCCAAGGGGATATACCTATTTGGTCAAAAGAGGGAACAACTGCAACTTTGAATATCCCTGCTGACCTTGCTAGGGTTTACAACGCACACATGGCTTATCCTGAAGGTGACTTTCGTACAGAGCGCATCACCGTTTTATCGAGTGACTCTGAAGAAATCGCGGAAGAAAAAAAGAAGCGTAAAGAGATAGTGAACTACGTTGATAGACAGTTACAGCTTTTTAAGAAACAAGTAGTTTGGACAAATGAAGATGTTCGTAATGCTTTGTGGAAATATTACAACTCTTCTCAAGAGTCTGTATTTATTCAAGATTACTTAGAACGCTTGAAAGATTGACCATTGAAATTGACAGGAATTTACGGAAAGGTTTACACTTTCCGCAGTGATTACTCCTATTAAATACATGAGGAGCATCGCATGGTAACAACACCATCGCCGGACGAACCCGAAGTAGAGACCCAGCCAGCACAAGAAGTGGCTGAAGAGACTACTGATGAAATAACTGATATAGACTACAAGGCAAAAACAGCCGAACTGGAAGCTCAGGTCGAGAAGTTAAGTAATGACTTGCGTTCCAGGGGTGGTCAACGCCGTAGAGATACGGACAGGGATGCGGAACTCGCTGGTATTCGGGATAGTGTGGGTGCGCTTCAGAAGATATTCACTCTTTACATGGATGACCGTAAGATGGATATGTCGGATGAGGCCCAGACCCAGATATCACGGGTCAATAACGAGTTGGCTCAGGGACAGGCTACGCGGGATTGGAATTCCCGGTACGAGAAAGAGCAGACCCGTCTCATGTCCACCGTTCAGGACGAGAGTGACAATATCCTCATCAGTGAGGATGATGCACAGAAACTCCAGAGCGATTGGCAGGCAGCTTGGGCAGAAGGTTCTAAAGCTACCAGAGGTGACTTCGAGGATATCATCAATATCCAGATAGAAGCCGCCAAGATGGTTGCCCAAGAAGAACGCCGCAGGGCGACAGTCGAGCGTCAAAAACTTGCTGATGAAGCAAAGAACGCTGGCAAGAAAGCCCTGGAGAAAGCAGGTGTAGCTGACCTGGATACAGGTGCGGCTATCGCAGGCGGGAATGAAGAACTCCGTGGTTCAGCCCTTATAGAACGGGGGCTGCGAAAACGTAACCTATAAGGAAATAAAATGCCAACACTTTCTGAATATCAAAAGTTGGCTAACGACGATGTCACGGCTGGTGTTTTCGATAACATCATCACCGCATCTGAGTTGGCCCCATTCCTACAGTTCAGCAGCTTCAGTGGTAACTCCCTGGTCTACAACCGGGAGAATACACTGGGAGCCGCTGCTACTCATCAAGTAGGAGATGTCTGGTCTGACACTGAGCCGTCTTACACGAAGAAAACCGTGTCACTGACTACCGTTGGTGTCCAGCACCCTCTTGACCGTTTTGCCATGCAGACTGCCGACAACGTGCAGTCCCAAGAAGCTGTCCTCCTTTCCAAGATGGCTAAGTCCATCGTCCGAAAGCTGGAAGACCTCTTGATTAGCGGTAACTCCGGTAGCACTTCCACTGAGCCAGAAGGTCTGACCTCTCTGCTTATCAGTGACTCTCGCCTCCTCATGATGGATGACGGCTCACAGCCTTCGACCATTGCCGGGGCAGAGACTGAGCTTACCCTTGACCGCCTGGACGCCATGATTGACCTTGTGGAGAACGGTAAGCCGGACTTCCTGATGATGAACAAGACCATGCGACGGAAGCTGACCTCACTCGCTAGGGCTACTGGTTCTGGCGTGGTTCTGACTTCGGCTGATATGTTCGGTCACCAGTACACCCTTTACAATGGCATCCCTGTAGTCATCAACGACTACATCTCTAACTCTGAGACTTACGAGAACGCCGCTGGCTGGGGTTCCTCCACTGCTACTACCATCTATGCCTGCAAGACAGGTCAAGAGAAGCAGGGCTGGACTGTCATCCACAATGGTGCCGTTCTCGACCCAGACATCCAACGTTTGGGCACCAAGTTCGACAAGAACGAAGATGTCTACCGGATGGCTGTCTACCTGAACGCGGTAGTCTACTCCGCTAAGTCCTGTGCAGGGCTGGCTGGTATCGACTCCGCAGCTTAACAACGAATAACCAACCTCGTTGAGTATAGTTTCGTAATCTGATGATGAGGTAATGAACGATGGCTGACCCACACGTAGAGCAAGCAACTGACAAGTTTGCTGCGACTATCGGTTCTACAGCCGTAACCGCCGGAGACATGGTTTACTTCGACGGCACCGACTGGGAACTTGCAGACGCAGACGACAACACGAAATACGCGGAGGCTGTGGCTGTTAACAGCTACGCTTCTGGTGACGTAGGTGTACTCTGTCGGAGCGGTATCATCCGTGATACGGACGCTCCTTACACGCAGGGTAATACCATGTATCTGTCCACTACAGCAGGTGAAATCACTGCTACCCGTCCTACGGGCGCAGAGAACCTCATGCAGGTGGTCGGGTTCTGTATCGACACTTCCAGGGTGACCTTTGAGATTAAGGCCCCTCATGAGGTAACCGTGAACCTCAGTCCCATGACTGACGGCACAGCGGCTTATTCCCAATATGGCGACTTCACTGGCGTTCTCTTGGCTGCTGCTAACGAAGCGGCTGGCTACACCTTCATGGTGCCCCAGAACACGGTGGGGAACGTCATCCAATACCTGTGGTGGAGTGGTGTTGGCACTACTCTGGACACCTCTGACACCTACACCATCGACGTATCGAGCGGTGTGAGTGACGAGACCACCACGACTACCACGGATGGTATCGCTGCTGCTTCATTAGCCGTAGCTTCTGCCGACATCAACCGTGCTAACGTATCCGCTGCCTTCGACGCAGCCGGGATAATCAAACCCGGTAACGTGGTTGCGGTGGACGTAGACAAGGCAGCTGAAGGTTCTGGTGGGGATGACCCCCTCATGCTCTGCTGCTCTGTCGTATTGCTGGTAG